ATGACTTACGTTGTCAAGAGACCGCAAGCTAAACGAATCTTGTATGCTTTCTTGTTTGGCGCTTCAGGTGCTAAGCTTTGGAGTTACATATTCGGAAGCCTTGATGAAACTTATGGCAAGAAACTTAAAGCAGGCTTCTTGAAAGCTGTACCTGGATTTAAAGCTTTGTTAGAAAAGCTTGAAAATATCTATGGTAAGACTTCTCAAAGAGGTGATGGCTACATACCGTCTATTGCAGGTAACAGGATTTATGTTGACTCATTTCACAAACTTCTTGTGTATTTGTTGCAATCTTGTGAAAAGGCAACTTGCGGTGCAGCTGTGATGCTTACAATGGAACGACTTGAAGAGGTAGGTATTCCATACATCCCTCTTATCATGATGCATGATGAAGAAGATTTTATGGTTCCTGAACAATACGCTGAGCAAGCTGCAGCTATTGGTAAACAAGCCTTTAAAGACGGTCCAAAGCTGTTTGGCATTGAAATTATGGATGGAGATGCTAAGATTGGAAACAATTGGTACGAGGTTCACTGAGAACCGTAAACTCAGTAACATAAAATATCCTGTTATAATCATAGCAGGTAGTTATGTACAGGCAGACCATTGCGCTAAAAATGTGCTTAAATTACCATCTAGAAATCATTTCATTTATGCTTATGACTATCGTAAGTTAAATGGACTTAGAGGCAATACATTATATCTCTACGGTACGTGGTATAACAAACACGATATAGGTGATATGCTAGCACATGCAAGAGCAAGAGAATTTGAAATTATTGAACTTGAGGATAACAGATGAGCAATTATTACGGAATTCAAGTAGCATTTAATGAACGTGGTTATTGGTCGAAAGGCTATACATATCTCCACGAAGAAGATCTACCAAAAGGTACAATTGTTGTTGTGGAAACACAAAACTTCTATTCAGTAGGTAAGGTAGTTGGTTCTGTAAAAGACCCTCAACTTGATCCTAAGATTAAATATAAAACAATCAAACAAGTCGGTTTGAAATGAATATATTTATCCTTGACAGCGACCCTGTTAAGGCAGCTCAGTATCTGTGCGACAAGCATATTGTAAAGATGTGTCTTGAAACTGCACAGATACTGTCTACCATTAGCAATGGACCTTACAAACCAACACACGCAAACCACCCTTGTACGATTTGGGCAAGGGAAACGCTTGGCAATTACAGGTGGCTAGTTGTTCACGGTATTGCAATTGGTGATGAATACCAGCATCGTTATGGTAAAGAACACAAATCAATGGAAGTTATTAAGGCCTGTATAGCTTATAGACCTAATGAAAGCTTGGTTGTAACACCGTTTGCAATGGCTATGCCTGAGCAGTATCGTAAGTTTGATGCAGTGGAAGCTTATAGAGATTACTACATGTCTAAAAAGGCTTTTTGTGATTGGACAAAACGTGAATATCCTGAATGGTTTCTGGAGAGATTAGATGAAATGGAATGAATACCTATTAGTGTGTTTAGGTGAAGAGTTAAATGAATCTGCCCAAGAAGTTGCAAAGTGTTTAAGATTCACTTGCGATGACCAACATCCTAGTAAACAATTTACAAATTTAGAAGGATTGTCTATTGAATTCTCACAAGTAATTGCTGTAATGGAAATGCTTGCTGAAGAAGGAATTAAGATTCAAATCCGACAAGATGTGATTGAAGAGAAGAAAAGAAAATTACTATGGTATGCTAAACAATCCAGAAAATTAGGAGTTCTTAAATGACAATAGCTATCATTGATGGCGACGTGTTATGCTATCAAGCTTGTAAATCTAGATGGGAAAAGAGCTCAAGAGTTAAAGATGGACAGAGTTTCATTTCTCTTGACGATGATGGTAAACGAGTACCTATTGATTATACTAAAGATGAAGATCAAAAATACCTAGAAGACTCTTGGGATAATCTTCAAAAAGATTTAGAAAGCTTGTTAGAAGTTACCTATTGCTCTGATTATATCATGGCAGTCAAAGGTGATGACAATTATAGATACTTAATGTATCCTGAATACAAATTAAACAGACATGCAGATCCAACAAAACAAAATACGTTTGTGCCAGTACTACGAAAGCTTGCTGTCAAATCAGAGCTTGCAATCGAAGCAACTGGCAGAGAAGCTGACGACCTTATTCGCATCTGGGCAGAACAAGCAAGAGAAGCCGGTGACGATTACATAATTTGTTCTATTGATAAAGACTTAAAATGCATACCAGGTAAACACTGGCTAATGCATAAAAAAGAGCTACTTGTAGTATCGGAAGAAGACGCTTTGCGACATTATTATGAGCAATTGTTGAAAGGTGATCCTACCGATAATATACCTGGAGTGCCACGAGTTGGCGAGGTAAAAGCTACTAAAATATTAGCTGAATATAACACTGAAGAAGACTTTCAAGAACAAGTCGTTGGTGCATATATTCTTGCCTATGGTGATGATTGGCGTGACTATTTACTATCTAATGGTAAAATGATTCACTTGCAGAAAACACCAGATGATTACTTTAATTTCCAAAACTGGCCAATAGTTCAATCCTTATGAGTGAACTCAGTAATCCTGACTTGAAACCATGTCCTTTCTGTTCGTCTCTAGATATTAAAATATATGCTATTGACGATACATTGGCGGATAATGGTGTCTGGAAAGTATATTGTAATCTGTGTCCTGTTGAAATGACTTCTTCATATCTTCTTGGAAATTATTGTAAAGGCAACAAGCCTATGAAATTTAAAGAATTGATAAATAATTGGAATAGAAGATCAAATGAAGTTCACAGGAAACATCCCAAAAGTTCCAGAGTCGTTAAAGAAACTGGACCTCCCTAGAGTAGTGTCAAAACATGATAACGGTCATTGGTTGTTCCCAAGTCAAATGGCTGTTAATGGTGTTAAGGGTGAGGTTGGCTTTATCTATGTAATTCGAGATAATGAGCTTAAACGCTTATATCTTGGTAAGAAATCTTATTTTGGAGCTGGTGTTAACAACCGAGGCAAAGAATCTGATTGGCGTAGATATAAGTCATCTTCAAAAGTATTAGCTGAACTTTTCAAAGTAAGACCTAAGTCAGAGTTTGATTTCATTTGTCTTGAACAATATAAGACAAAAGGTACGTTATCTTATTCTGAAACATGGTCTCTTTGTCATGTTGAAGCTCCAACTAGTGATTACTGGTATAACACCTTGATTGAGAAAGTATCTTGGAATGTTAAAGAGCGTATTACGCAAAGACATAAAGATAGACTTGACATGGTATTAAACTGGGCTGATTCGAAAGAGTTTATATGAAAAGATTTTTCAGAGTCTCATTTTATCTAATTGCTATTGCAGTATTGTTTACCGCTATTTATGGTGCAATTGCTGCATTTCAATCTGAAGTTTACACAAGTGCTGATTACCTCCTGATGATTTTTGCAGCTGCTATTGTTGCAAACATGTTTAAGAAGTTTGGTGAATAATGGGCAAAATAGTACGACGTCGTCTGCCTTGCTTAGATACAACCTCTTGTGGTTCATCTGATGCAAGAAGTGTTTATGAAGATGGCACATCGTTCTGTTTTTCGTGCCAAGAATGGTTTCCTAAACAAGATGGAGAAGATTTGACAGCAGAAGTAAGCACACAAAAGAAAGCGCCTGATTTCTTTAGAAAAGTATTAACAGTTGATGAAGTTAAGGAGTACCCAATCCGAGGCTTTAAAGAAAGGCAAATTACAAAAGAAGTTGCTGAATTCTTTAATGTAAGAGTTTCTTACAATGACAACGGTGAAGTTGACACTCATTATTATCCGTATGATAATGGTGATGCCTTTAAAGTTCGCAAGTTGCCTAAAGATTTTACATGGGTTAGCAAATCAACTGGGTTATTTGGTAAAGAGAAGTTTAGCGGTGCAGGAAAGCGTTTGATTATCACAGAAGGTGAAATTGACGCTATGAGTGTTGCACAAGCATCACTTGACAGATATAAGAAAATATATCCTGTTGTAGCTTTATCGTCAGCTGTAATGACCAAGTCTTTGTTAGAGAACAGAGATTGGGTTCGATCATTTAATGAAGTCGTTTTGTGTTTAGATCAAGACGAAGCTGGTCAGAAAGCTGTAGATGAAGCAATAAAGATTATTGGTCTCGATAAGGTAAAGATTGCAAAGTTACCTGAGAAAGACCCTAATGAAGTACTTTTAAAACACGGTGGTAACTCGCTGTTACAGTGTGTATTTGATGCTGCTCCACACGTGCCAGCTGGAATTATCACTAAAGAAGCACTTTGGGAAGCTCTTGTTACTTACAGTAATACACCGTCTGTACCATATCCTACTTGTATTGGCAGTCTAAATGCTAAAACAAAAGGCATGCGAATGGGTGAAATTGCATTGTTTGTATCGGGCACTTCTTGCGGTAAGTCTACAATCATGCGAGAAATCATGTTGCATGTTGCCGAGGCTACCACTGATAAAGTAGGTGTTGTTTCTTTAGAAGAAGCTCCTGCTGAAACTGCAAGAAAATTAGCAGGTATGGCACTACATAAGAACCCTGCAGAAGAAGAGATACCTTTAGAGTTGTTAAAGGAAGGTTTTGATAAAGTATTTGGAAGCGATAAGTTTATTGTGTTAGATCATCAAGGTAGTCTGAAGGATGAGACTATTTTAGATAAAATCGAATACATGGCTCTGTCAGGATGCAAGTACATTATTATTGACCACATTACAATTCTTGTATCTGAAGGTGCTGAGGGCTTAACCGGTAATGAAGCTATTGATAAGGTTATGAACGATTTATTACGTTTTGTTAAAAGACATAACGTATGGATTGGTCTTGTTTCACACCTTAGAAAGACAACAAATACTGGTAAGGCTTTCGAAGAAGGTAGAATGCCAAACCTTGACGATATCAAAGGTTCTGGTTCAATTAAACAGATTTCATTTGATATTATAGCTTTTGCTAGAAATTTGATGGACCCTGACGTTGTAAAACGTAATACAATCGATATGGCTGTCTTGAAGTGTAGATATACCGGGTTAACTGGTGGTATATCTGGAGCTTACTATGATTACAGTACTGGTAGATTCAAAGAAGCTGTTGAAGCTCCTGTTGAAGAATTTGTAACAATTGCTGTAAAGGATTTAAATGATAAGTAAGAATAAAATCAAAGTAGACTATTCACGTGACAGTCTTTTTGATGAGATGGGTTTAAGACGTCTTAGAGATTCTTATATGCGACCTGATGAAGAGTCGCCACAAGACAGGTTTTCTTATGTAGCTCGTGCTTTAGGAAGTAATGAGACACATGCACAAAGATTGTATGATTATGCAAGCAAACATTGGCTCTCTTTCAGTACACCTATTCTTAGTTACGGTACTAGTAAGCGTGGGCTTCCTATTAGTTGCTATCTCTCTTATATCTCTGACTCAGCAGAGGGTTTGGTGGATACACTATCTGAAGTTAACTGGCTGTCTATGCTTGGTGGTGGTGTGGGTATTGGCGTTGGTATCCGCAGTGAAGATGATAAATCTGTGGGTGTAATGCCTCACTTGAAGGTTTATGAAGCTAGCTCTTTAGCCTATCGTCAAGGTAAAACAAGACGTGGTTCGTTTGCAGCTTATTTACCTATCAATCACCCTAACGTAACTCAATTCATTGATATGCGTAAGCCAACTGGTGATGCTAATCAACGTTGTTTAGAGCTTCATCACGGTGTTAACGTCACTGATGATTTCATGGAGTTGATTGAACGTTGCATGAAAGATCCAGATGCTGATGATAGTTGGCCTTTAGTTGACCCTCACAGCGGTAAGGTTAAAGAGATTGTATCAGCAAAGCAATTGTGGGAATCTATCCTAGAGACTCGTATGCGCACTGGTGAACCTTACATTCACTTCATTGATGCAAGTAACAGAGGTTTGCCTAAATTCCAAAAGAAACTAGGTCTTGCTGTTCGTCAATCAAACATCTGTACTGAAATCACTCTTGCTACAGATGCTGAACGTACTGCTGTTTGTTGCTTATCCTCACCTAATCTTGAGTATTGGGATGAATGGAAAGATAACTATCAATTCTACAAAGATGTTGCTGAACTGTTAGATAATGCACTTACAATCTTCATCAAGAAAGCACCTAAGCAAGTTAAACGAGCTGTTTACAGTGCAATGCGCGAGCGTGCTATTGGTATTGGCGCTCTCGGCTTCCATGCGCTACTTCAACAAAAAGGTATTCCTTTCGAATCTGCACTGGCCGTTTCTATTAACAAGCAAATCTTCAGCAAGTATGAAAAGTACTTGAAGAAGGTTAATAAAGAACTTGCAGCAGAGCGTGGTGAGTGTCCTGATGGTGAAGGTTATGGTGTTCGTTTCAGTCATATGATTTCGATTGCACCTAACGCATCTTCATCCATTATTATGGGCAATACATCACCAAGCATTGAACCCTTCCGTGGTAATGCTTATCGTCAAGATACATTGTCTGGTTCTTATTTAAACAAGAACAAATATCTTGATCTTTTATTGTGTAAGAAAGAGCCTGATGAAAAGGTTCGTGAAAAGATTTGGCATAGTATTATTTCTAATGCTGGTTCTGTCCAACACTTAGATATTCTCAGTGATTACGAAAAAGATATCTTTAAGACTTTCTCTGAGATTGATCAAGTGTGGATTGTTCAACATGCTGCAGATCGTCAAGTTCACATTGACCAAGCTCAATCTGTAAACCTTGCCTTTAAGGCTAATGCTGGTGTAGATTACTTGCACCATGTTCATTATAAAGCTTGGAAAGAAGGTTTGAAAACGCTCTACTATTGCCGTTCTGATAAGCTATATCATGGCGAATCTATGAACAAAAAGGTTGAGCGCGTCAAATTTGATTTTGATAAAACAACAGAAGAAACTTGCTTGGCTTGTGAAGGATAATCATGAAAAACGTATTTGCTAACAGAGACTCTTTTAAGCCATTTCACTATCCTTGGGCTTATGATATTTGGCTTTCGCATGAACAAATGCACTGGATTAGCCGTGAGGTTCCGTTGCATGAGGATGTGCGTGACTGGAATAATAAGCTTAGTGAGAAAGATCGTAACTTTCTTTCTAATGTGTTTTTACTGTTTACTCAAGGTGATATTGACGTTGCAAGTGGTTATATTAAAGACTACCTGCCACACTTCAATCATCCTGAAATTCGAATGATGCTGTTGGGTTTTGCTTCACGAGAAGCAACTCACATTGATGCTTATTCGTACTTGACAGAGACACTTGGAAAGCCTGATAGTTTTTATGGTGAATTCTTGAAGATTCCTGTTATGAAAGAAAAGCATG